AGCGGTGCTACCACCCGAGGAACACCGCTGCCCCAACCGGTCTGCTACGACGTGACAACCGCCGGGCTGGTACCACCGGTGAGGCCGGTGGCATTGCCCGCGAGCGCCGGGACGTTCAGCCCGGCGTAGACACCGGCGAACGTGACGGTGAACGGACCGCCCGCGCTGCCGGTGACGGTCACGTCGCCCGTGTCGAGGTTGCTCAGCGCCAGCAGCGCGGAGGTGACGGCGGACGCGGCGGCGTTGTAGGCGATGGTGGCCGTGGTCTGCCCGTCGAAGGTCAGCGTGAACGTGCCGCCGGTGGGCACGCCGGTGATGGTGACGGTCTGGACCTCGTTGGCGAAACCCATGTCCGAGAGCAGGGCCGCGATTCCCGGGCCGCCCCACATTTCCCGCATGGAGAACCCGAGATCGTCATCCACGTACGCGGTGAACGTCAGCGGGTAGCGGAGTTCGTCGGCCTTCGTCCAGGGCTGCTCCGCGTAGTTGGTGATGGAGGCACGCGGGCAGAACCGGGCGAAGTAGATCGTGTCCGCGCCCGCGCCGTCCGACGCGATCGCCAGGAGCCGCCAGTACTTTGTGGACGGCACCCGGGAGCGGTTGAACACCACTTCCTTCGTGGTCGCGTCCGGCGTCACCGCCGACAGGTCGATGTTGTGGAACATCTCCAGGCTCAGCAGCTTGGTTTCCTGCGCCAGAACCACCAGCCCGGTGACATCGGAGGAGATGTCGCGCCGGGTCGGTTCCGAGGAACCGTGCGACCGGACATCGTCGGAGGTGACGTCCCGGCTCCAGCTGATCCCGTCGCTTTCGGTGTGGTGGCCCAAAGACCGCCACGCGGACGGCAGGGTGATGAGGTCCGCGCCCGCGCCGGTGGTGATCGCGGAAATCGGTGCGGCGGATTCCGGTGCGGCGAAGATCGCCGCGTCCTGCGCTTTGCGAATCAGTTTTTGCTGACGATTCGCGAGAGTGCCGACAGACATATGAGCCCCTTTCGATTCGGGCTGAAGAAACAGCCCCGAAGGGGGCTGATGGAATACGGAATGGTTCAGCGGGGACGGCGCAGCGAGAGGTGATACGTCGCCGTCGTCCGCTGCGTGTGCTGGTCGTCGTAGGCGAGGAACGTCGGCGCGGACACGGTCTGCGCCTGATCGATCCGGGCTGTGCCGATTCCCGTTGCGGGGGCGGCGAGAATGAGCTGTCGGCATCGTTCGGCCATGTCCGCCGTCTGACGGCGGGTGCCACCGAAACAGTCGACCTGGATACGCGGAGTGTCCGTGATCAGGTCGTCGGACCCGCCGATGCGGCGGATCACCACCAGCGGCGGCGTGATGGTGGCGGGGGTGGCCAGCACCGTGGTACCCACCGGCGCCAACAGCGCCAAGGCGTAGTCCTCGATGTCGGGGAACGCACTGAGCAATTCCATCCCCGCCTACCCTTTCCGGCGGTTCGGGTCGGCCGCCTGAATCCGGTCGAGCAGTTTCGTCATCGGGCGCGGCGGGTCCTGGATGTGTTTCGACCCCACTTCCAGGATCGCGGAGTACGGCGCGTTCGCGGTGATCTGCACGGCCGCCCGGGGGCGGCGCCCGACGGTCAGGGTGTGCACGGTGATGTTGGCCGCGTAGTCCCCGGTCGGTCCCCGGGGAGCGGTGGCGCGCAACTCCCGCGCCCAGTGTTTCCCGATGCGCCTCATGTGCGAGCTGACTGTCAGCGCGCACGCGAGGCGCGTGAACCCCGCCGAACTGGGTAGGTAGGTGCCCATCTACCCGGTCACCCGCTTCAGGGTGACCACATCGCCGGGTTTCCACGCGGTGTAGGGGGACCACCAGTTCTCCGGGCGGCCCTGCACCTCCCACAGCGTGCCGTCGGGCAGCTCCACCTGATCGGCCGCCTCGATCCCCGCCCAGCTGGGCACGTACAGCTCAGCGTCGGCGGTGACCGTGTCCGCGCGGTCGTTGCCCTCGACGGACAGACGCGGCGCGAACGCGCACCGGGGAACGAGGAACGTCACCCCGAGCACCCGGTCCCCGTAGCGGTCGGTGGCGAAGCGCCGGACGGTGACGGTCTGCCCGGTCAGATCCATGGCTTGTCCAGCGTGCCCACGGGAAACAGCTCACAGCCAAAGGAATCCTCCAAATACAGCGTGCTGTCGGCGTCCTCCCCGCGTGTGGTGCGTTGCGCCCACAGCGTGGTGGCCGTCTTGCGGTAGCGCCGGACGATGCCCAGTTCCGCCGTGGTGAGGTACACCCCGGTCTCGGTGGCTTTGATGGTGCGGGCGAACGGCCCCACCACCTGGTGGATCTCCGATTCCGGGTTGCGGTAGTTGCGCAGGGCCGCGCCCAGCGCCACCCGGATCACCACTGCGGGCGCGGTGATCGTGCCGCCGGTGACCCACTCCTGCCGGGCTTCCTCCCGGACCAGAGTGGACGCGTCGTCCAATGCCGCCTGCGCCCGGACCCGCTCGGCACCGGCGAGGGTGTCGGCGTCGAGACCGAGCCGGGCTTCGAGGTCGGCCACGGTGGCAAGCGCGAGCAGCATGGGAAACCCCTTTACCTGGTGAGTGGAATCGGCATCACATCGTCAATTTGATGGCCCGCACGAAGGCCGCTGCGGCGTTGCCAGCGGTGGCGGTGGCGATGGTGACCCCCGGCGTGGTGCCGCCGGTGAGCGACGCGGTGGCGGTCAGCGCGGCGATGTCGGCACCGGCGAGGGCACCGACGAAGTTCACCGTGTACGGCCCGCCGGTGGAGCCGGTGACGGTGACGTTGCCGGTGCCGATGGTCGACAGCGCCGACAGCGCGGCCTGGACCGTCCCCGCCGAGGGGCGGTACGCCAGCGCCGTGGTGGTCTGCCCCGCGTAGGTCAGCGTGAACGTTCCCCCGGTCGGGACACCGGTGATGGTGACGGTCTGCTTCTCGTCGGTCTTCCCGTCCGCCACGATGTTCGTGCCGACGTAGGTGTCCACAAGGGACCGGTCCTGGACGTTGCGGAAGTCGTAGTCCCGCAGCCAGCGCATCGCCATCCCGGCGAAACTCTGCGACGCACCGAACGACGCGCCGTCAGGGACACCCGGGGCACGCATCGACATCACGAACGCGGTGCGGTGGAACACAAAACCCGCATCCGCCGGGAGCGCGTTGGACACGTAGATCGGGCCGAACCCGGCGACCCGGCCGATAACGGCGTCCCGCAGCGCGGTGTCCGATCCGGACTTGTCCGCCATCGCGATGTGCTCGGACTTCAGGAACACCCCTTCGAGGTCGGCGCCCACCACGCAGGTGCGTTCCGACATCGGGACATTCGTCTTGTTCATCTGCACCCGCGCATCGACCAGCGTGCGGTACGGGTCGGTGGTGTCCAGCGTCAGCGTGGTGGCGTAGTTCGCGCCCACCATCGTGGCCGCCAGCTTGTTCTCCAGGCCCTCGGCGACCGCCCGGACTTGCGGGGCAAGGATCTGCGCACCGAAGCTGGTGATGTCGAGGGCGAGTTCCTCATCGGTGATCGGGACAGCGTTGTAGATCGCTTCGTCCAAGGTCACATCGACCTTGGTCTCCGTCAGCTCGTCCATGGTGATGATGCCGTTGCCCTCGGAGGCCGCCGGGCGGGTGCCCCGCAACGGGCGGCTCCGCGCCTGGGTGCGCGCCGGGACACGGATGGAGATCGTGTCCCCGCCCGCTCCGGCGAAATCGCCACCGGCGTCCTTCCAGACCAGCGCCGGGAGGATAATCTCCCGTTCCAGCAGCCCCAGCGCGGCGGCGGCGATCTTGTCGCCCTTTAGGTAGACGTTCATTGTTGAGTCACATCCTTATCAGGTAGAGGCCGTTCAACGGCCGGGAAAACAGCCCAACCTGATGCAGGCTGAGAGTGTGGAATCAGTGACGGCCGATCAGATCTGCCAACCGCCTGGGGTCTTTCTCGTCCGGCTCGTCGGCCGGGTCGCTGCCGCCGCTGAGCTTTTCCGTCGGTTTCCCGGCGGGCGGCTTCACGGTCGGGGCGAGCAGCGCGAACAGTTCGTCCGCGTCCGCTTCGATCTCCTCGTCGGTCTCCCCGGACAGCCGTTTCGCGACGGCCCGGATGGTCGCCTGGGACGTGCCATCAGGGGCGCGGTCCAAGGCGGTCTGAAGCTTCCGGAACCCGGTTTCCGCTTTCGTGGCGCGGGTTTTCGACTCCTCGGCGGCCTCGGCCAGGCGTTGCGCCTCGGTCTTGTCCTTGTCGTCGTATTCCTTGTTTTTCTTCAGCGCGTCGGCCAGCTCTTTGCGAGCCAGGTTCCGTTCACGCTTCATCGCGTCAATCGCGCGTTTCCCGGCGTCCCCGAGTTCGGGGGCCTTGTCGTCGGGCGCCGGGTCGACCGGGTCCACCTCGGGGTCCACTTCGGGAGCCTTCGGGTCGACAGGAGGGGTAGGCACGGTCATTTCTTTTTCCTTCCCATTGCGGGATCGCGCCCCGGTCATTGCGACGGGACGACGAAATAGAGGGGTGTTACTTCTGGGGGGTGGAGCGGCCTTCATAGGCACGGCGGAACTGGTTCATCGGGCCGTTCTTGGAGTACTCGGCGCTGGTTTTCTCCCACAGCGCCTCGAATTCCCGCGCCCGCCCCGGCCACGGCGCGTCGGCGTCGTAGACCGCCTCCACGGTGCACATGCAGAAATCGTGGTAGTCCTTGGCGCCTGCCGCGCTGGCCGCGCTGGTGTAGACCGGGCCGCGTGAGGCGAGCACCGCACAGAACGCGCACGGGTTCGGCCCCGTCACCCGCGCATATCCCAGCGCCACGGCGTCGTGCGCCACGGCCGTGTCCAGCGCGTCGCGGCCTCCATTGAGGACATGGCGGGACGCGGCACCGGAGACGGCGACCAAGGCCTTACGGTCGGCCTGCTCGGGGTCCGCGCCGCGTCCGAGCTGACGGATGATGGTCCCCGGGCCGGTCACCAGCAGCGAGGTCTGCACCGCAGCGGGGTCCACCGGCGTGAGCAGGGACCGGATCGTGGCCGTCTCGATCGGCGGATGGCGGGTCTCGGCGGTGCGGAACCGGTCGTAGTAGGACAGCGAAATCTCGGCGGACCGGGTGCGGTAACCCAGCACCAGCCCGACGGCCAGGTCCAGCCACGCCGACGCGGTGGTGGTGAGCCGGAGCGGGTCCAGCAGCGGCCACAGGCGGTGCAGCTCGGTGAGGAACACCGCCCGCAGCGCCAGCTGTGCGCCCCGGTGCCGGTCGGTGAGCAGTACCCCGCGTGTGGTGGCGGCCATCAGGTGACGGGTTTGCTTTGCAGGGCGAGGGTTTTGGTGAGGGACACCAGCGGGTCGGCGCTGGCCGCCATCACCTCCCACTCGTCCACGTCGGACTTCTCGACGCCGGGCAGCATTCCCCACAGCGCCCGCACCGGGATCTGCAACATCGTGGCGGCCTTGCCCCAGGCGTCCACGGCCTGGGCGATGGAACGGACCTCCATGTCCTGCCAGGTGACGCGGCCCAGGATGTCCTGGGCGTCGGCGTCGTTGCCTTCCAGCGCCGCCCCCAGCCGCAGCGCCTGCACGTGGGATTTCCCGAAGCTTTTCTTCCGCTCGGTGACTTTCTGCGTCAGCCCGGCCCGCGCCGCCGCGAGCGCTTCGGCCGAGAGGTTCACCAGCTGCCCGGTGAGCGCGTGGGTGGGGGTCTGGGTGACGGCGGCCAGCGCCTCGATATCGGAGCGCCACGCCTCGATGAACCCCGACAGGGGGGTTTCGTCCAGCGACCCGAATTTCGTGTCCGGGTCCTCGGCAACCAGGATGTCTTCCTGGCGCAGCTCGATCTTCTTGCGGTTGGCGGCTTCGGCGTCATCGGGTGCGGCCAGGCCCGCGATGGTGCGGACCTTCCAGGAGGAGAAGTGCTGGGTCACCATCCGGTCGTAGGCGGTTTTGTTGATCCGCGCGGCGGTGGCGATGAACGGCTCGATCTCCCCGGCACAGCGCCCGTCGAGGTCGAGCATGTTGGCGTAGCGGACAAACGGCGTCACCCCCGCGCCGTGGGTCTCCACCCCGACGTAGACCGGCTTCGCGCCGGAGGAATCCATCGTGACGGTGTGCACGTCGGTGTCGTCGTAGAGCTTCACGACATACCCCGCCTTGGCCACGGTGGTGACCTCGATGACGTAGACCGGCCAGTCATCGGATGCGGGGTCGGCGTACACCGCGTACGCCTTACGCGGGCTCACCCCCCGCATCACCGACCGCTTCCCCTCGAAGTCCTGCCCCGGCAGCACCTTCGTGAACGCGTACCCGTAGGACAGGGCGGTGCGGTGGATCGCGATCTGCCGCTGGTCGAAACCGTTGGCGTGCCACGTCTTCCACGGGCCGGAGATGTCCCCCCCGGTGCGGTACTCGTCCAGCGGGGAGCGGTACCCGTCGACGTACATGCACTGGGCGACGGTGGACACGACCAGGCTCAGCCACGGGGTTTTGCTCATATACGCCAAGGTGCGCAGTTCCGGGGTGGCGCGCTTGGGGAGTTTGATCTCCTCGTGTTCCCACCGGCACCACAGGTCGATCTTGTCGAGGCGTTCCTTTTCGGTGAGCCACAGCGGGAACAGCCGGTCACGGATGAGGTCGATGACAGCTTTCTGGCTCAGCATGACCCACCTTTCGGTGTCGGGTAACGCTGGGACAGAACAGGTTTGTCTTACCGGCTCACCACACGCGTCCGGTGCGCTTCTTGGTCCGGTCGGGGTCGTTGAGGATCATGCGCCGGATCATGCGGGCGCCGATCATGGCGACCGCGAGGTCGATCTTGCGGGCCGAGGCGCGGTGTCCTTTCCAGACACTCACGCCGTAGCGGTTGGGATAGCGCCGGGCGTTGCGGGCGTGCGCCTTCAACCGGCCGTCGCCGTCGTGGATCAGGGAGTGCTCCCCGATCTCGGTGGCGCAGCGCTCGGCGGCGGCGGTGAACTGGGCGAGCCGGGCGGGACTGGTCATGTCCCACATCACCGAATGCCCCTGGGTCTTGCCGGGCACCGCCCACACGTCGAGCCGGTCGGCGTAGCGGCGGTGCCAGTCGTCCACCATCGCGTCCCAGTAGCGTTCCAGCGTCTCGTCTTCCAGGGTGTGCGACGGGTCGCAGAAAAACCCCACCACCGTGTAGGTGCCGAACACCGCGTTGACGGCCTCGTCCACCGAGGCCCTCGGGGTGGTCCAGTCGTCGCCGCGTTTACCGGGGGGCCGCTGCCACAGGCCAAGGGTCACCACCAGCCCGTCGAGCAGGCGGCACCCCACCAGCGCGGTGGCGTCGTCGTTCTTGGACCCGTCGAAGAACAGCGTGATCTCATCGCCCGGTGTCAGCGGGGGCACCGTGTCGTCGGCGAGGCACAGGTCGAAGTCCTGCGGGACGATCCACGCGTCCTCGGTGGCGGTGATCTGGTTGTACCAGAACCGCCGACTGCGTGACGGCGGGTTGCGGCGGTCCAGGATGGCCGCCACGATCCGCTCCGTGGACAGCCAGTAGGAATCCCCCCGGATCGCGGAAATCACCGCAGGGGCCGCCTCAGCGCTCAGCGGCGCGTCCGGTGGCGCTTCCAGCGAGTCATACATGATGCCGTGGGCGTGCCCGGCGGCTTCGGCGTCCTCATAGGATTCCCGGGTCCGCTGCGCCACGGAGTCCTCCGAGGGCTCGTAGGCGTTGGTGATCGCGATGGTGCGCGACGCGCCGTCGGCGGACTTCGCCGCGTTGCGGTCCACCACCGCCGCCATCTCATGGCCCTCGTTGCTGCCGTTCCAGTGCTGGGTTTCCCCCAGCACGGTCAGGGTGGGCCTGCCCCCTTCCAGCGCGCGGGGCGAGGAGGTCACCGCCTCGATCCGGCACCGACCGTGATCGGCGTACATGATCTCTTTGCCCAGCGCGATGTCATAGCGCCGGATCGCGGCCTTGGTCAGGTATTGCGGGAACAGGGTGAAGGTGTTGCGGGTCTGTGTCTGGGAGACGGCGGCGATCTGAATCCACGGCGCCGGGTGCGGTTTGGCGACCGGGTCGCCGTGGTCGTCCCAGTGGGAGAACCGGCACGGCCCCACCATTTCCACCAGCGACCAGGTGGCGAGCAGGGGGTCTTTGCCCCAGCCCTTGAGCCGCTGGATGACACCATCGCGGTAGAGGAACCGGCCGCAGTCGTCGATGGCGTACCACCACAACGTCAGCCGCGCCTGTTCATTCGTGTACTGCCACGGGATTCCCTCGCTGTGCTGGAGCCATTCACTGGTCCAGCCGAGGATCTCCCATCCGAGGGTGAACCGGGGCAGCACGAACGCCCCGGCCGCGTCCCGTACCCAGCTCGGGCCGAGGATGACGGGGGCGTACGTTCTTTTCTCCAGGGCGGGCACGGGTCACCCCCTCGCCACTACGCGAACACGGCGCGGGTGTTGCCGTTGTGCCCGTGGATCTTCATGGCGTCGTCGAGGGACTGCCACACCGAGACACTGGAGCACTCCCCGCGCCAGCAGATCGCCACCATGCCGGTGGGCCACAGCACCCCGTCGGCGACGGTGCCGGTACCGGACACGTGACTGACGTCCACGTCGCGTTCCAGGGTGAACAGCTGCGGGTCGCTGCTGTAGTTGCGGTAATTGTCATCCATGGGCGCGTAGGAGTCGAAAAAGAAATCCGCCTTGTGCGGATAGAACTCCCCCGCGATTCCCCGGATGATGTAATCCCCGGGGCGGGCCAGCATGTCCCCTTCGAGGGTGGAGATGCGGATGCGGTTGTCCGCGCCGTCGGCGTTCATCATGTCGCTGACCCCGCCGCACCACTCGGCGACCTCCACGCACCGGCGCGGGTATTCCGGGTCGCTGCGGTCGGTGGGGACTTCCACCGCCGCCACCACATTCGGCTTTTTCCGGTACAGCCTCACGTCGATCACTGGCTGATCCGCTTCTTGTAGTCGCTGATCGCGGTGACCCCGATGGCTTTCGCCGCCTTCGCCGCGTCGGGGCGTTGCAGTTCCAGCCGCAGCCTGCGCCGCGCGCCCTCGGTGCACATCAGTTCCGTGCAGCCGGACATGATGGCCGCGAACAGCGGCGCGTTGGGCCGTGCCGTCGCGAGGTTGCGGGTCATCATCTCCGCGACAAACGACGCCATCGCCCAGTCCGAGGGCTCGTAGAACTGCGCCTGGCCCGACTCGCCCAGGGCGGCGTACCAGCGCAGCGCGATCGGGTGCCAGCCCTCATCGGGCGGCGGGACGGGCACGTGCACCGCGCCGTGGGCGGACGTCTCGCGCTGCGCGAGTTCCGCCTTTGTCCTGTGCCCCATGACTTCTTCGCTGCGCTTCGGGATGGTTTTGGGAATGTTGTGGGCCATTGCGAACCCCTTTCGGTGAGTGACGGTTGCCGTCAGGTGACTTTCGCGACGACGCGCGGTGCGACGCCGGTACGGCCGGAGGTGGTGTAGGGGGCGGGCAGCGCGGCGGTGGTGCCCGACGCGGTGATGTAGCCGGTGGTGTGGGTGGCCCCGAGCGCGGCGGCCAGTGTGGACGCCTGGCACGGGTAGAGGTCGCCGGTGACCGCGCGCACCGTGGGCAGGGTGCCGCCGGTGATCTGCGCGGTGGCGGTGAGCCAGTAGATCCCGGGGGTGACCGCATAGGTGATGGTGGTTTCCACGGTCGCGATGGCGTCCCCGGCGACGGTGCCCGCGTCGAGGACCAGCGGGCCCGGCAGCCCGGTCCCGTCGTCGCCCCGGATACCGAGGCGCAGCCGGGTACCGGCGGTCCCCGCGATGGTGACCTCGATGCCCAGGGTGCTCAGGGTGCCCGCGCTGGCGACGTAGAGCGGCACGGCGTATTCCACAGTGGACGTCATCGACACCGTGGTGCGCGATCCGCCCGACGGGCCGAGGTAGTAGGTGGAGGACAGCGGCCGGGAACCGAACGCCACCGACACCGACTGGAACCACGTGGCGCCCTCGGGCGCGGCGGTCTGCCGGTAGAGCACGCCGGTGGCGCGGTCGGTGATGGCCGAGTCCACCGCCAGCATCCCACCGGGAGAGGTGAACCCGGCGGTGGTCATCTTCAGCTTCCAGCCGCCGTAGGTGGCGTGGGTCTGCACCGCCTTATTGGCGTACCCCAAGGCGAAGTTTCCGTCGGCGTCGTTCCCGCTGCCGCCGGTCGCCAGCGGGTAGAGCCACAGCGCGGTGTCCATGGTGTGGGTGGCCTGGGTGTCGAGCAGGACGTTGTTGCTCACCCGGCTGGTGGTGAACACCCCGGTCATGCTCAGCCCGATCGCGTACCCCGCCGCCACCGCGCCCCCGGCCAGGGTGGAGCCCCGGCCCGGGTTGAGCACGGTGTTGTCGGTGACCGCGAACGCCTCCCCGTAACAGCTCACCCGGATTCCCGTGGCGAGCGCGAATTCCACCGTGTTCCGCCGGATCGTCACCCGCTTGTCGACAACGGCGGCGTCCAGAACCGGGTGATACCAGTCGATCCCGTTGGCGGCGTTGTTGTTCGAGGTCCCGACATAGGCGCCGTTGGCGAAGGTGATCCAGTTGTCCTCGATGAGGACGTTCTCGATCCCCAGCGTCGCCGTCGCCAGCCGGATACCGGCCACCGACGCCCCGGCCACGAACGTGGAGGACCAGCCGGGGGTGTCCAGGCGGATTGTGTTGCTGCGGATGGTGACCGACTTCAGCGCCGCGCCGGTGGTGATCCCGCCGGTGTAGGCGATCGACCACAGCTGGATGCCGAACGCGACATCGAGCAGGGTGTTTCCCTCGCAGAGCGTGCCTTCGCCGGTGGTGTGCCCCACGCCGGTGAGGTTGATCCCGGTCTGGAAGTTGCGGATGTCGTTGCCCCGCACGAATTGCGCCGACCCGTGGGTTTCGATCGCGGTCACCGCCGAGAGCGACCCGGACCCCGGGGAGGTGAAGGTGTTGTTCTCGATCCACACCGCCGCCGAGGTCAGCGCGTGGTGGTACAGCGTGGAATGGTCGTGCGCGATCGGGGACGAGCCGATCGCGAACCGGCACTCCCGCACGATCAGGTTGTGCACCGCGCCGGACACCGAGATCGTGTTCACGTTGTCCAGGTCGGTGAACCCCACCCGGCGGACCGCGATCGGGAGCGTCGACTTGGTGACGTAGAGGCAATACCGCGCCATCCCCGCCATCAGCGCCACCGTGGAGGTGAGCTGGTTGCCGGTGTTGTTCTGGTCGATGGTGAGGTCTTCGATGGTCAGCCCGCCGACATCCACGGCGCTGGCGTGCCCGAAGACCGTGGTGTAGTCCCCGGTCGCGCTGGCCAGCTTCAGCACCGACGCCGACCCGGCACCGGCGACGGTGACCGCGCCGGAGACCGTCAGCGCCCGCAGCGGGGTGGTCCCCGCCGCCATCGTCACGCGGTAGGTCCCGGCGGGCAGGTACACCCGCCCGTGCACCACCGTGGCCGCGTCCATCGCCGCCTGGATGGCGACCCGGTCATCGGTGACACCATCGCCCACCGCGCCGTAGTTCTTCACGTTGTAGGACACCGCCGACTTATCCGCCTTCGCGTCGAGCAGCGTCGCGAGATCGGTCACCTCCGAGGAGGTGTGGGTGTGCGCGCTGGGCGGCATCGTCGCGGGCAGCCCAGCCCCGGGCAGCAGGACAACAGCGCCGGTCACCGGGTCCGGGTACTGCGTCCCGATCCGGGTCACCGCCGTGGTCCCCAGCGGCGTGTACTGCGGCGCCGGGGTGACGGCGGGCAGGTTGATCGGGGACACCGCAGCGGGCGCGGCCAGGGTGAACGCGAGGGTGGGGTCGGCGTTGGTGAAGTGCTCCTGCACCAGCCAGGTCCACCCCACCGGGGCTTCGTCCACGTCGTCGTTGCACAGCAACCGCAATTCGGAGGTGCCGTTGGCGGCTTTCAGGTCGCCGGTGGCGTTGAGCACGCCGGTGACCTTGCCGGGCAGCACGGCGGTGTGGGTGGCCCCGGACACCACCCGCAGCGTGGCGGTGAAGTCGATCGTCCCCACGGCGGGGTCGCCGTTGACGAGGACGTACGTGCCGACGACACCGACCGTCGAGATATCGATGGGTAGTGCCACCGGGGACTCCCTCTTCCGTTTCGTCAGGACAATGCGGTGAATGCGCGGAACCCCCGCGCGGGGATAAATTCGGGCCAAAAGCACACAGAGTGAGGGAGGGCCGCGTACCCGCCCGGGGGCGATTCTCATTCGTGGACGCCTTTTCCCGGGGTCATCAACACAGCGTCACCAGAAACGGCGAACCGGGAAATGCGGGGCGCGCGGCGGAAGGCGATAGCGGCGCGATATTGCTAATGTCCGCGAATGCCTACCCAAGACATCGTGAAAAAAGCAGCAATAACGCTGGCCAACGCCGACGGGGCCGATTGGTGGACGACCCTGCATCCCATCACCCGCGAAGGACTGGTGGACGGCGTCAACCGCTTGATCA